TTTTTGGATGATTTGGTTGTATTTGACGCAGTTGTTACCGTACTTGAAGAAAACTCCTGGGTTCTTGATAACAGTACCTTCAAAGTCTCCTGTATCTTCAAGGGTCCTAGCAAATTCTTCAATGTCTGTTCTGACGCCTCTACCACACTTGGCGATTGTACCGAAAGTCCACGGACCATCGATACGATCAGATTCCTTAGTGCAGTAATCTCGGTTTTCTTCGGCGGAACCTCTTGCAACTTCGCAATGGGCGGTGTTATCTTGGATGAGACGTTTAACTAAAGAGAAACGAACAGCCTTATTAAAGTGTATATATCCCTGCACGTGTTCGTGTTCTTGTTCTCCGATCTCAAGTTGAGCAACGCAATATATTACGCCTTCTTCGGCGAAATCATTGAACAAAACATCGAACGATGCAAGGGTATTGAATGACGTGAACGTCCAACGTCTACTTACAGGTGTGTTTGCCATATTACCAACCAGGTGGAAACATTAACTAATTAGTCGATTATAGAAATTTTACCGTAATTTATTAAATTCAACGTGAAAAATTCCCGATGTAAAAATATATGTATATATTTTTTTTTTTATTTAAACCAAAAAAATTTTTTAATTTTTTTTGGTTATGGGTTTCTATTTCCTACTTTTTTTTGTCGGAAATAACTCTATCTGATAGCCCGTAAAAAGTTATTACTACAATCTAACATTTTCGGGCTTATCGGGCGGCGGGCGGGCGGGCGGCGTTACATGTAACATGTAACTAAGTGGTCTAAAGGTAATACTATACTTTAGACCACTTTTTACGTCCGGCCAACCCTAACTAGCGGCCTCGTCCTAGCTCGTAACCTCGCGTCGTCCTCGATTTACTATATTTGAATCTTACGTTATCTTTCAGTAATGTTGCGCTCGGGGGGATGCAACCCCCTCGCTAATAATTTATTTTGAACTTCCAAGAAAGAAATTGAACTTCCAATGTTTTTGGCGGGAAAATTTTTATTTGAGTTTTCACTCAAAAAATTTTTGTTTCATGAGCTTTTTTACACAAGGCTCATTTGATACTCCTGTTTTACCAGCAGTATCTTTATTACAAAATATTTACGACGCAGAAGCAACTCAAATTGGTGATAGAGTTTATTTAAACTTACCTAATTATCCAAATATTCCAAGAATGTCTTCCCGTATTCCCATCAAATTAAAAGGCCGTTTACAACGATCTAAACCATCAAGAGCTCCAATGTCTGTTATTATTCAAAAAGCTCGTAGTCGTGGTTTTGTTTCTCGTACTGCAGCTATGCGTGTACGTCATCATTCTGAGACTAAAACTGTTGATACTGCTGCTACTCTCAATTTTGATACTGATTCTGCTGTTGCAAATTGTATGAAACTAGTTAATACAATTGCTACAGGTTCTGCATCTACTCAACGTATTGGTAAAAGAGTTAATCTTAAAGCAATTGCTATACGTGGTCAAATTTATGTTGGATCAGCTACAACTATTCAACGAATTGCATTATTATTAGTTTATATTAGAAATCCTAATCAAGCCGCTACTCTTCCAGCTGTGGCTGAAATATTAGCTACCCAATCTTCATTATCATTAACTAATAGAGATGGTGCTTCAAAATTTAAAATTATACGTCGTTGGGATTTCAAAATGAGTGGAAATCAAACAACTCCAGCTACAGGATTAGAAATTATTGCATTTGATAAGTTTGTTTCCCTTAAAGGATTACCATCTGAATGGACTAATGCATCTACTGCTGGTACAATTGGTGAATTTGAAAAAGGTGCATTAATTTTATTATCCGTTGGTGCAGCTGCTAATGGTGCTACAACTACTCCTATTGCTAATCTCAATAATCGTATTTATTATGTTGACACTTAAAAAAATATGTACAATAGGAGTTATTAGCTCCATTGTTTTTTGTTTTTATTTTATTTAGTTTTTTTGTGCTTTTTGTTATAATTTTTTCTAAGTAAAATATTTACAATTAAAATATATTAAATATTATATAATTTGGATCTTCATCTTCAATCAAACAATTTTCGTTTTTTCTGAGACTTATCGCTTGATTTATAAGGCCAGTAATTCTTGTGAACGGTCCCATGATCATTGGCTGATATTCCCATCTTAGAATAATTGTATTGCTCTTTGGGCGTCGAACTCCCATACTTCATCGAGTCTTCTTTTGATTGCTGGTGGACAGATACCGTCGGAGTTGATTGGAGGCTGGTCTTTGATTGTTGATCTTCCGTACCAAAGGCTGATGGGGATGTTTGAGGTGATATATATTCTTCGCCATTGCTTGTATACGAATCCTCCTTTGATTGGGAATTGTTCTCCTGGATATCCATCGAGGAGTCGTAAGAAGAACCTAAATCCAATTTCTGACTCGAAGTCCTCGAGGAGGATTGCTGGCTCTCCTGAGTATCCGTCAAACCAGATTCCTCCACCGTCTCGTTGTTGTGGAGGGACTGTGAAGAGTTCTTCAGGCTTCTCCTTCTCGCGTACTCTTCTTGATTTCCCTGTGCCAGGAGTTCCTGTGTATACGATGACTCTGGGCTTGTTAAATCCACAACGGTGTTGTCTTCGTTTTTGGATGATTTGGTTGTATTTGACGCAGTTGTTACCGTACTTGAAGAAAACT